AACTATTGAGCGCATCAAAAAAACTGAAGATGACGGCACCGTTTGGACCTTCAAAGCTAACGGACAAAACTGTATGGCTTTGGAATATCAAGCCTGGCTAGCCGAAGGCAACGAACCACTGCCCGCTGACTCTGAATAAATAACTAAATAAAAAACAAACCATTCGTTCATAATATTTTCAGAACAATTATGGCTCACTTCGCTAAACTTGACGAAAATAATGTCGTCACTCAAGTAATTGTAGTTGACAACAAGGACATTACTGATCCTCATACTGGACAGGAAGATGAGATCCTTGGTATTGCCTTCTGTAAGAAACTTCTTGGTGGAAACTGGAAGCAGACTTCTTACAATAACAATATGAGAGTCCGTTATGCTGGCATCGGATATTCCTATAACGCTGGTCTCGATGCATTTGTTCCACCACAACCTCACGCATCTTGGGTTCTTGATAACGACACTGCTAACTGGGAGTCACCTCTTGGTGCAGCACCTGCATTGACTGATGCAGAGTTGGAAGCAGGTTCATTCTATATCTGGGATGAAGATGCACATCAGGCAGACAACACAACTGGATGGGTATTAGAAACTCCTTCTGCTGAGTGAGTTATTTAATGATCAACTTAAACAGTCGTTGGTCTGATAAATAACTAAAAAGCACTATAATGGCACTTGATCGCTTAACACAGATTACAACAACTGGTATTTCCACTGGATCATCAATATCAGTATCTTCTATTGATGTTGTTGGTGGTGTAGGTTTAACCACGACTTTTTCTGTTGAGGGTCAATCTCAAATAAGAAAAGTTGCCATTACAACAACGTCAACCGATTTGACGTTAGAAGTAGGTAGAACATATGTTTATTATGATGCTGGAACTTACACACTTCCAGCATCACCAGAACATGGAGATAAGATTGAGGTGATAAATAGGAGCGGAGTCACAACAGCGATTCTTGCAAGAAATGGCAGCAACATTATGGGAGTTGCTGATGACTTAGAGTTAGATATTCTTGATGCTAATTTCAAGATTCTTTATGCTAATAATATAGATGGTTGGATAGTAGGTAGTTAAGTTATGCCAAGAAAACTTTCTAGATATTTAAGAGGTCTTACCACAGAAATTGGGATTAGAACTTCAAGAAATTTAGTTATTGGAACAGATGAAAGAATTGCAGATACTGCTGAGCATAGACTCCAAGTGGATAGTGGTGCTGTCTTTACTGGTAATGCTGGCATTGGAACAACAAATCCTCAGGCAAAACTTGATGTTGTAGGTGATGTTAAAGTTAGTGGAGACTTAAATATTGGTATTGGTTCTGTCGGTATTGGTATTGCCGATCCATATTATCTTCTTGATGTTCGTTTTAACGATGATACTACAGAGTTAAGTGGTGGTGCTTCTGGTAACTGGGGTGCTCAAGGTCTAAGACTTGAAAATGATAATACTACTGCTGGTAGTATGTCTTTGATGCATTTTAGATCGGGCAATAATGCTGATTGGCACGTTGGAACAAAATATTATGGTACTGCTAATTCTGACTTTATAATGCTTGAGGAGGGCGTTGAAAAACTTCGTATTACAAATGAGGGCAGAGTTGGTATTGGGACAGATACCCCAAATGCTAACTTAGAGATTTGGGGAGATGAGGGACTATACATTCAGTCGGCAACAAGTGCAACAGAAGCAAAGATAAGATTATCATCCCATATTGCTTCTGCAATTGATTACAGTAATCCATTTGCTGATGGTTCGTTTCAATATGGAACTATAAGTTATACTCACTCTGATACTGATTCGGGTGATTATTATAGTGGTAATACTTATAATGAAAGGTTTCTTGTACAAGGATCAGAGACTAAAACTAAGTTTCAAGTTAATGGTGATATTTGGTCAGTAACTGAAGATGGTGCTAGCGGAAGATTTGCTTGTATTGATGGTGTAGGTCGCTTTTATAGCAGTGTAACTACTGGTTTACTTTACCATCCAGATGGAACTCGTACATATAGTGGCTCTGAGAATGGGCATTATTCTTATGTAAACGGTTCCGATACTTATACTTATATTGCAGCAAGGGAAGCTAGTGATTGGTCTGCTATTTTCCATTCCAAGTATGTTGACGTTAATAGACATGGATTTTACGGGAATGGAGTTGCTTCCCATTACAGTACAATGTATATTGGAAGAGTATTTGATAATGGTACTAGTTCTACTCCTGTTTCTGATTATAATTCAGCAGAATATGGTATTCAATGCCATGCATCTGCATCAAATGATAGAACATATATGTATGGAAGAAATGTTGCCGACACCTCAGCAGTTTTTCTTTCTCAAGTTAATGGTGAAGATAATATTGAGTTTACAGCAGCTGGTAATGGATATTGGGATGGTAGTGCTGACAATGGTCCTGCTGACTATGCAGAATACTTTGAGTGGGCAGATGGAAATCCAAATAATGAAGATAGAGTTGGAAAGACTGTAGTTATTGTTCCAAATACAAATGGTAAAATTGGAATTGCTTCAACAACTGATGATGCCTCATTGATTATTGGTGCTGTTTCTGGAAGACCAGCAATTGTTGGTGACAGTGCTCACTTTGCATGGCATGGAAGATATAGAACTGATGAATTTAATCGAAGGATTACAGAAACTGTTGAGATCTATACTTATGAAGGTGTTGATGGTGAATTGGAAAGGGTCAGAAAAGACAAACTTGAAGAAGGATTTGAAATTCCAGACAATTGGACTTTAACAACTGCAGAGTCATTATCTTTAAGTGATGATTATGATCCTAGTATGGATTATACTCCAAGAGAAGATCGTCCAGAGTGGAGTCCAATTGGTTTACTGGGTAAACTGACAGTATATAAAGATCAAATTAAGGGTGATCGTTGGATCAAAATGGAAGATATTAATGAGCAACTTGAAAAATGGTTGGTCCGATAAATAACTAAAAAACCATAATGGGATATCTTGGCAGGGGTTTAGACAGAGGGAACTATTTAAAACTGGACGACATACAGTCACAGTTTGATGGTTCCAAAGTGACCTTTAATTTGACATCTGGTGGTCAAGTATTTTATCCTGGTTCTTCCTATTCCATTTTAGTTTCACTTGCTGGTATTATTCAAGAACCAGAGTCTGCTTATACTATTACAAATAATACTATTACATTTGCTTCTGCACCAGCAGCAACTGATGATTATTTTTGTATTGCCTTAGGTGTTCCACTTGCTATCGGTGTTCCTGGACAAGGAACAGTTAACTCAACACATATTCAGAGTGGATCTATTAGTTTTGAATTATTAGACTCTGATGCTAGAGGTGTTGGTATTCAGTCTGGTGGTGTTTCGATTGCTGGTGCTGGTGTAACTCAACTCAACTTTGTTGGTACTGGCAATACTTTCATATATAATTCTTCTACTAATACAGTAGATATTAGTATTGAAGGTGGTGGAGGAGTTGCGGGTATTGTAACTGCAGTTGATAATACTAATTCTGAAATAGTTATAGTTGGCATTGGTACAACAGTAGTTGCTGGTGCTGCTAAATCTGAAGGTGTATTACAGTCTCGTGGCAACGTCGCTATTGTAGAAGGAGCACTATTAACTGATAAGAATATTGAAGGAGAAATATTTGTACCCAATGATAAAAACGCACTTCTTATTGGACCAGTAACTGTTGGTGTTGCCGCAACAATTGATGTTGCACCAGGTTCTGTTCTGGTTATAGTCTAAATATTAGAAAGGATATTATAAGAGAATGAGTACTCTCCGCGTTAGTAATATTGAGGCGAAGGCGGATGCGTCTAGTCCCTCAGTAAATGAAAAAGTAAAAGTTACTAACTCTAATGGTGATGTATTAGTCACTATTAATGGGGAGACTTCTGGAATTACAACTGTTGGTATTAATACAACAGAACAAACTTTTAATGTTGATTCAAATCAGAATGTAACATTTGTTGGTGACTTATATGCACCAAATATTTCTGTTGCAGGAACGATTACATATGATGATGTAACTAACGTTGACTCTATCGGCATTGTAACCGCACGGAACGACTTACATCTGGTAGGTGCAGCGTCATCAGTCGGTATTAGAACAGACCAACCAGAAGTCTGTCTAGATGCCTCACAAGCAACTGATGCCTTTGCACTTCCACAAGGAACCACAGCACAAAGACCCACTGGAAATAATCCCTACATAAGATACAACACAACCAACAGTGCTTTGGAGTTCTATAACGGCACTGATTGGGTAGAGATTATCAGTGATTATTTTCCAACTGGTTCAGTAATTTTAGGTTGAGGTAAGACATAATGGCAAATGAGTATTTAAAAAGAACTCCTACAAGTAGTGGCAATAGAAAGGTTTTTACTTGGGCAGGTTGGGTAAAGAGACAACAAGATGCTTATGAAATAATAAGTTTTTCTAGTCCCAATACAGTCAATGATGGACTAGTAATGTTTGGATTTAATGCTAGTGGGGGTACAGGTATCTACCTTAATTTTTATCAGTCATCTACTTCTAGAGTTTATGAAGTAGATGAAGAATATAGAGATTTTGGTTCTTGGTTACACTATCAAATCGTTGTTGATACAACACAGGCAACTGAGGATGATAGACTTAACCTTTACATAAACGGTGTTCAGAGATCTTTGAGTGTTGTTTCTGGATATTCTGCTATTCCCCAAAATTATCTTTGTGATAATATGACAGCAGGGCAGGAAACATTGCTTGGAGTTGGACGTAATAGTTCTGGAAATTTTGCTGGGTATGCCAAATTAGAATTATCTGATATTTTTTTCGTAGACGGTCAAGCACTCACACCAGATGTGTTTGGTTTCTATAAGGACGGAAAAGGATATCAGTCTTCTGGAACTTCACAAGCAACTGATTTCAGACCAGGACAATGGGTTCCAAAGACACCAAGAATTATCAAGACTGAAATCAACCGCAGAGGTGGATTTGGAGTCAATGGTTTCTATCTACCAATGAATGATAGTTCCAACTTTGGTGCTGACTTCCATACCACACCAAATAGTATTATCACTCTGAAAGGAGAGAACCTACCACAACCACGCAACGGTGCTCCAGAGACAACTGATGCTTATGTCAGTCAGTTAAGAACAGACCCTTATGCTGCTAATTTGGTTCTTGCTGTTCCTGGTATTTCTACTGCTACTGGTCCAGAATTGGTAACAAATGGAGATTTTAGTAATGGTACAAGTGGTTGGACATTAAATTCAGCAACTGGAACATTAAGTGTTGTTAATGGAGAATTATTCGTAGAATATGTAAGTACTAATGGTGCAAATTGTATTCAAACAATCACAACAGAAATTGGTAAATCATATAAGGTATCCGTTACATCCAGAACAGCAACTTCAAATCAACCTGCAAAATTTAGTGTCGGAACAGCGGCAAATACTAATGATTTGACAGCAAGAATTGATAATAATGATACATCTAATAAAATACAAACTGCTTCTTTTGTTGCCACATCAACTACCACATATCTTACCTTAGGAGCAAACTATACATCAGATGCATATTTTGATAATATTTCAGTAAGGGAAGTAAATATCCCAACAGATTACTCTGCCGATATTAAAGGTAGTGGAAGTAATAAGACTCTTACAGTAAACGGTGGTGCTGGTATCGCTGATATTCCATCATATTATGGAAGTGCTTTAAGTTTTGATGGTACTGATGATTATTTTACAGTTCCCAATACAGCAGATTTGAGGATGGGATCTGATGATTTTACAGTTGAAGCTTGGTTATATGCCAAGGACTTTACAGGTGGTAATGGCATTGTTGGTCTTTGGAATTATGCTGGAGGTCTGAATAGAAGAAGTTGGCTCTTATATACTGGATCTAGTAATGATGCAAATTTTATCGTGTCATCTGACGGAACATCTGCAGGACAATTGGTTATATCAAGTGGGAATAACTTTTTAACAACAAATCAATGGAATCATATTGTTGGAGAAAAAGAAGGAACTACCATACGTCTGTATGTTAATGGTGTGGTTGTTGGTATATCTACCGTAGCACCTTCATCATTGTACGAAAATACCGACGATACTATTAAAATTGGTACTTGGGATGCTGGATCCACAGAAGAAACTAATGGATATATACAAGATGTCCGTGTATACAAAGGCGTAGCAAAATACAAAGGTGGTTTTGATGTTCCGAAACCTTATGCCCCAGTAGGTATTGAGAGTTGGAGAGCAGTTCCTGATTGCACTGCGAATAACTTTGCTACTTTAAATCCTCTTGATACAGCTAACCTTGTACCATTTAATGGTAACTTATCTATAGATCAATCTAGTGGGGGATGGCATACTCTTCTGGGAACACATTATGTAAGAAGTGGAAAGTGGTATGCAGAAATGAGAATAGATAGATTGGACTGGATTTTCTTTGGTATAGACCAAACTTGGTTAGAAACACACACAAGACACGTAGGTGGTCAGACTGGATCTAAAGGAGTTGGACTTGTATATAATACTGGAAGTAGAGGAGATATAACATACAATGGTACAAATAGTGTATACACTGGTGGAGATGCTACGGCAGCAACTGGGGATATAATATCAATTGCTCTGGACTTGGATAGTAATAATATAAAATTTTATAAAAATAATGTTCTTCAATATAATTTAACTAATATATTAGAATCGGGAGCAGACTATGCATTTGGAGTATCTCCTTATAGTAATGTTGCTGCTACAGTAAACTTCGGGCAAAACCCAACATTCTCTGGAAACACCACAGCAGGAACCTATACCGATTCTAATGGTAAAGGACTCTTCAAGTATCAACCTCCAAGTGGTTTCCTAGCATTATGTGAGGACAACTTACCAACTCCTGCGATTAAGAATCCTGGTGAGCACTTTAAGACTGTGCTTTGGACTGGTGATGGGAACACTAGAAGTATTACTGGTATTGGATTCCAACCAGACTTGGTTTGGATAAAGTCAAGAAATGCTCAACTATACCATTTACTTACTAATAGTGTTACGGGGGTTGACAATACTTTATCTACCAATACCACAGATGCTGAATCATTTTCCACTGAAAGAGTTTTGAATTCTTTTGATAGTGATGGATTTTCACTTAATGTTGATGATGGTTCTGGTTACTATGGATGGAATGTAAGCGGTCAAAATATGATCGCCTGGTGTTGGAAAGCAGGTGGTCCAGCAGTAACAAATACTGATGGAAGTATCACATCACAGGTGAGTGCTAATCAGACTGCTGGGTTTAGTATTGTTTCTTATACTGTTTCAGGAACTTCTGCATATACTACTGGACATGGTTTGAATCAAGCACCAGAATTTATAATCTGGAAGTCAAGAGATAGAGATGCTGGATGGTCCATTTATCATAAAGACATTGGGAATGCCAATGTTTTGAGATTTACCACTGCTGCTGCTTCTGCCAGTGGTTCTTGGAATAGTACAACTCCAACTTCTTCTATTGTATCACATGGAGGATATTATGATGGTGATAAAATAATCTATTATGCGTGGCACAGTGTAGAAGGTTTCAGTAAGTTTGGAAGTTATATAGGTAATGATAGCACTGACGGACCCTTTGTGTATTGTGGATTTAAACCTGCTTGGGTAATGATTAAGGCAGCAATTGGAGTAACAAATGGTTGGGTAATAATGGATAATGCTAGAAGTTCTGATAATCCCAATGGAGAAACTATTTTTGCAGATAATTCCAATACTGAATACACCGACTTAACATACAGAGCAATGGATTTTCTTTCCAATGGATTTAAAATTAGAGCGGGTGTTGGAAATGAAAGGAATGGTAATGGAGCAACTTACATCTTCGCTGCCTTCGCAGAGTCACCATTCCAGACGGCGAACGCTAAATAATAGAAAACCTGATATAAGATGGCGTCAGAGATTCGTGTAAATCAGATAACCAGTAGAACAGGGGTAAGCACAGTAAGTTTTACTGATAGTGGTCCTGTAATTTCTGGCGTCACCACAGTTCAGGGAAGTCTAAATGTTGCTGATGGTATCACTGGCAATCAGATTACTGTTGGTGATACATTTTTAACACCCACAAGTATTGGTATCGGAACCACAAACACGACTGGAAGAAGTGCTGGTATTAATACAGCACAAGGAACTTTAATCTACAATAGCGATACTGGTTCTGTTCAAGTTTATAATGGTAATTCCTGGTCTGATGTCGGCAAAGAGGCAATGAATGCCACTGGTGGTTTGGTGAATGAGTATGTAGAAGGTGGTAGGGTTTATAGGGCTCATATCTTTACTTCATCTGCGTCTTTTAATGTATTATCGGCACCTCCTTCTGCGACTGTTGACTACCTTGTGGTCGGTGGTGGGGGTGGTGGATCTCCAAAACGTGGTGGCGGTGGTGGTGCCGGTGGTTTTAGAATTGGTAGTGGTTCTCCAATAACTGTAAGTTCGTATACAGTTACAGTAGGCGGTGGTGGAGCTGCAGCAGAACTAGTACCTACCAATCAATCAGCAAGTGGATCTCCTTCAATATTTTCCACCACAACATCACAAGGCGGTGGTGCAGGTGGAGCAGATGCCGCTCCACCCATCGCAGGTGGAGTACCCGGTGGTTCGGGTGGAGGAGCTTGCCAGCGAGCTACTACTGGAACTCCTGGAACTGGAAATAGAGTTACGGGAACATCAACACCAGTACCACCACAAGGAAATGATGGTGGATCTGCAGATCCTTCTATTTCTGGTGCTCCAAATTATGGAGCTGGTGGTGGAGGAGGAGCAAGTAGTAATGGATCTGATGGAAGTCCCACTATTGCTGGACCTGGTGGATCTGGTTCTCTGTCTGCTATTACTGGATTTTCTACTCATTATGCCGGTGGTGGAGGAGGAGGACATTATGAACCAGGTGCAACTAGATCAACAGGTGGAATAGGTGGAGGAGGTGCTGGTGGTACTGGACCAAATATACCAGGAGTTTCTGGAACTGTTGCTACTGGTGGTGGTGGAGGAGGAGGATGGAATAATATTCCAGGAACTCAATTGTCAGGTGGTTCCGGTGGTTCTGGTATCGTAGTCATCCGTTATGAGATAGGGCAAGTTGGAGGAATCGCCAAAGCAACTGGTGGTGCGATTTCTTATGCTAATGGGAAAACAATTCATACATTCTATTCATCAGGAACCTTTACGGTTACTAATCCAGCACTAACGTCCGTTGACTACCTTGTGGTCGCTGGTGGTGGTTCTGGTGGATCAGCTTCCAGTCCTTCCTCTTGGGCTTCTGGCGGAGGAGGAGGTGCAGGTGGTTTTAGAACTGGTATTGGATTGCCGATTTCTGGAAGTATATCAGTTACTGTTGGTGGTGGCGGCGCAGGAAATAAAAAATCTAATAATGGAAATAATGGATCTCCGTCAGTATTTTCCACTATAACTTCAACAGGAGGTGGCGCCGGTGGAGCTTATTATGGAAATCCAGGTCAACCTGGTGGTTCTGGCGGCGGCGGATCCCAGGGTCCTAGCGGTATTCTTCCTGGTGGAACTGGAAATACTCCACCAACTTCTCCTCCACAAGGAAATAATGGAGGTGCTGGTAGTCCGGGTGGGCCAGTATATGGTGCTGGCGCCGGTGGCGGTGCTGGTGGCGCTGGTCAATCAGGAACACCAACTGCTGGTGGTAATGGAGGACTCGGAGCAGCATCTGCTATTTCTGGAACATCAGTAACTTATGCTGGTGGTGGAGGAGGAGGAACTTTTTTTGGTCTAGGAACTGCTGGATCTGGTGGAATAGGTGGAGGAGGAGCAGCTGGATTATCAGATCCTAATGGAAATAACGGCAATTCTGGAATTCAAAGTCTTGGAGGAGGTGGAGGTGGTGCGTCTGGGGCTGGAACGTTCGCTGCTTCCGATCAAATATCTGGCGGCGACGGTGGATCCGGTATCGTCATCATCGCTTATCCTTCATAAATATCTAAAAAAGCACCAAGATGTCCACAATCAAGGCAAACATTATTGATTCATCTTCCGCAACAACGGAGTTCAAAGATCAGATTACTGCTAATGGTGATAAGCAGTGGGTGGATTCTTATGGTGTGATTAAAACCAATCGCACAACTATCTCAGAAGATGTGACGATTCCAGCAGGATCAAATGGTCTTTCCGCAGGACCAATTACGATTGCTGATACTTATGAGGTAACTGTTAATGGGGAGTGGGTGATTGTATGACTAAATTAATTGTAAATACAATACGCTCACATCAGGGCACTGTTGACTTTAAAGATATTATTTCTGCGAATGGTGCAAAGCAATGGTTAGACACTTACGGTGTCATCAAGGCTTGTAAGAATACCATTGATGAGGATGTAACTATTCCAGCAGGAACTAACGGAGTCACAGCAGGAGCAGTCACAGTAAGTTCTGGTAAGACTGTCACTATTCAAGGAGAGTGGAGGATCATATGACTAGCAAGATTATTGTCAATACAATAGAAGGAGATGTTGGAGTTAGCAGCGTAACAGTTGCTAGTAATCTTAATGTTCCTGGTTCTATAACTGTTGGTAACTTAATAGGAAATGTTACTGGCGAGGTAAATATTACAAATAAAACCACACTACAAAGAAATGCTGGTGTTGGAACTGATGATGGTGCATTAGTTTATAATTCTGACGTAAAGCAGTTACAGGTATATAACGGATCTATTGGGTGGTCTAATCTTGGTGGTGGATATATTGAAGCATCTGGTGGTACTGTTTCAGAATACCAAGATGGTAGTGTTTTTTATAGAGCACATAAGTTTACTAATTCTGGACAGTTTAACGTACATAATGCACCAGAAAATGCAAAGATCGACTATCTTTTAGTTGGTGGTGGTGGTTCTGGTGGAACTGGTGGTACTAATGGTAGATCTGGTGCAGGTGGAGGTGCGGGTCTTCTCCGTTATCAGACCAATCAATCTATTTCGGAAGGTTCTTATAACATTACTATCGGTGCAGGTGGGGTTGGTAGTATCAGTAACGTTATTGGTAATCCTGGAAATGCTTCTACATTAGAGTTGGGATCTACCACAGTTACTTCACCAGGTGGTGGTGGTGGTGGTGGGGGATCTAGTGGTATTGACCAAAGAGGTGCAGATGGTGGTTCTGGTGGCGGTAGTCAGCAAGGTGTTGGTGGTAGTGGTGATGGAGACTCTGGTGGTTCCAATGGATCTGTTTCGCCAGATCAAGGATGGGGTAATAATGGTGAGAGTGCAATAAATGCTGGCGGTGGCGGCGGAGCAGGTCAATCTGGGGGAACGGGCAGAGCAAGGGATGGTGGTGATGGATTATCATATAATATTACTGGAATTACAACTTACTATGCTGGCGGCGGTGGTGGTGCTGATAGTGAAATTGGTCTTAGTGGACCATATGTAGAACCATTGGCAGGTGTTGGTGGTCTTGGTGGCGGTGGGGATGCACATAGTACATATCCAACGAGAACTGGTGAAGCTGGTGGTGCTCAGCACGGTGTTGGTGGTTCTGGTGGAGGTGGCGGAGGTGCTGCAAGATTTGAACCAGCCCCAGTTGGACTTCAGATGGGTGCAAATGGTGGTTCTGGTGTTTGCGTTATCAGATATCAAATTGGTGGACTAAGTGGTACTGCCAAAGCAACTGGTGGTATGATATCTTTTAAAGGTGGAAAAGTAATTCACCAATTCCTTTCATCAGGAGAATTTACTGTTACCAATCCAACATTGACATCTATTAACTATCTTGTCGTCGGTGGCGGCGGAGGTGGTGGTGGAGATAATAACAATAATGGTGCTGGCGGCGGAGCAGGTCTTCTACGTTATGCTGAAAATCAACCAATATCCACAGGAACATATCCTGTTGTTGTTGGTGCTTCTGGTGCAGGTGGACAGCAAGGTACTGGACTTAATTCGGGACCCGGATTTGATGGTGGTGCATCAACACTCAATCTTCCTTCCGCAATAACATCTCCTGGTGGTGGAGGTGGAAGTGGTCAAGATGGTTCCGGTAGAGCAGGTGGTTCTGGCGGAGGAGGTGGCGGCGGAGGAAATCCTGCTTTAGGTGGTAGTGCAACTGGTGCAAGTGGAGGAACTCCAAACTCAGTATCTCCACCACTTGGATGGGGTAATAATGGTGGACAAAATAATGGAAATGAACCATATTGTGCAGGTGGCGGCGGCGGTGCTGGTGCAAATGGTTATGATGGTGGAAACGCCAACTCATTCCCAACAACAATGGTTCCAAGAGGTCAACTTGGTAGAGGTGGAACTGGACTCATTTACAACATTACTGGTTATGATGTTGGATATGCTGGTGGTGGAAGTGCCTCACTTTCAGAAAGAGGTCCTGATATAGGTGGTGGTGGTCGTGGTCCAGGATCTTATGATACGCCAGGATCTGGTACTGCTGGTCAAGTTAATCGTGGATCTGGTGGTGGAGGAGGTTGTCGAGTTCCTGGCAATGGTCCTGATCCAAATATTGCTGGTTCTGGTGGCAATGGTGGTTCTGGTATCGTCATCATCTCTTATCCAGTCTGATAAATATCTAAAAAAGTATTATATAAATGTCTGACATCAGGTTTAATAATTGGTATCACCAATCTGGAACTGGCGGAGTTTATCAGGACGGTTCTGGGAATATTGGCATTGGAACTTCTGTGCCAACTTCAAACCTTGATGTTGCGGGAACTGTAACTGCTACGACTTTTAGTGGTAACCTGACTGGCAACCTGAGTGGTAATGTAACTGCAAATCAGATTACTGTTGGTGATAGTTTTATAAGACCAACAAGTATTGGAATAGGTGCGACTGATACCACAGGACGGAATGCTGGTGTTGGAACTGCTGTTGGAACTCTTATATTCAATGCGTCTACCAATATGGTTCAGGGATATGGACCAGAGGGTTGGGTTGATGTTAAGTCATTGGTCAAGTCTGGACTTTCTGCTACTGGTGGAATCATCAGTGAATATGAAGATTCTGGTATAGCGTATAGAGCACACGTATTTACTTCATCAGGAACCTTTAATGTAACACAACTTTCTGAGGATTTTGCTAATAATGTTGACTATCTTGTGGTCGCAGGCGGCGGCGGTGGTGGTGGAAAAAGAGGTGGTGGTGGTGGTGCTGGCGGATTTAAATATGTAACTGGATCTCCCGTAGATATACAGTCATATTCAGTTGTTGTTGGTGGTGGGGGTAGGGGAAATCAATCTCCAGAGGGTGCTAATGCTGCACCAAATGGTAGCAATTCATCATTTAATGGAACAACATCTAGTGGTGGTGGCGGTGGTGGATCATGTGATCCAGCTGGAACTAGTTCGACTGGTGGTTCTGGTGGTTCAGGTGGCGGTGGTTCTGGTCAAGGAACAACAAATGCTGATGGTGGTGCAGGAACAGCACTAGAAGGCAATCCAGGATTTAAGGCAGAAGCTTCACCAGGAACTGCTGGTGGTGGAGGTGGTGCTGGTACTGGGGGACCAATTACAACGATATCAAAAAATGGTGGTAATGGTTTAGCGAATGCTATTACTGGAACATCAATAACTTATGCTGGCGGCGGAGGTGGTGGTGCCGTACCAGGAGAAGGTACTGGTGCTGGAACAGGTGGAACTGGTGGTGGTGGTGATGGTCGTAATGATGGTGGATTTTTTGGATATTCTGGCACTGCTGGATTAGGTGGCGGTGGCGGTGGCGGACCTAGTAATGATACTCAAGGAGGTCACGGTGGTTCAGGTACAGTTATTATCAGATATAAAATCGGATTAAATCAAACAGGAACTGCAAAAGCAACTGGCGGAAATATAAGTTTTTATGATAGCAAAACCATTCATACCTTTACAAATACTGGAACTTTTGTAAATACTTCAGGATCTCCACTTTCTATCGAATATGTTGTTGTTGCTGGTGGTGGTGGCGGCGGCGGAAATATTGGTGGCGGTGGAGGTGCCGGTGGATATCAAACTGGATCTACTACTTGCCCAACAAGTCCCGTAACTGTAACTGTTGGTGCTGGAGGTAATGGTGGACCTCAATCACCCGACGGTCTTTCTGGATCTGATGGATCGGCGGGAGGTCTAAGTGGAGCATTAACCGTTCCTGTTGCTGGTGGTGGTTATGGTGGAAAAGGTGGCGGAGCTGCTGCAAACGGTAATCCTGGCGGTTCTGGTGGTGGAGGAGGAGGATATAACGCAACTTCTGCGGGGACGGGAATTGGTGGTCCTCCAAGACAAGGTTATAATGGTGGTGGTGCTGCTTCATATGGAGGAGTAGGTGCAGGTGCAGGCGGCGGCGGAGGTGCTGGTGGAGTAGGAGAATCAAATACTGGAAACGCACCTGCTGGCGATGGAGGTCTTGGAGTTCAAATTCCTGCAACGTTTAGAGATCCAAAATCAACTGTTGGATTCCCTGGTCCATCTGGAACTTATTGGGTTGCTGGTGGAGGAGGAGGAGGAAGATATGATCCTGCCACAGGAAATGGAACTGGTGGTTCAGGTCCATCAGGTGGTGGACCATATGCAGGAGCAGGAAATGGTGCTTTACAGAATACTGCTGGGGATGATGCTTTAGCAAACTCTGGAAGTGGAGGTGGTGGAGGAGGTTCTTATTCTGGACAACCAGCAAAAAGTGGTGGTTCTGGTGGTTCTGGCATTGTCATTATCTCCTATCCAACCTGATAAATACTGCTGTATATCAATTACTTGACTATATGGCATACAGAAAGTTCAAGGGTAAGCAGTACCCTATTCCTGGTGTAGACACCGCAATCAATACACTTCGTCCAGGTTCTCGTTGGGACCTATCAAACACTACTTTCACAAGATTTGAAGACGATCAAGGTAGGGAAGCACCAACGTGGGAAGAAATTCAAGCAGAAGTTGAAAGAGAAGTAGATATCTACAACTACTTCCTTTACGAAAGAAACAGACAAGAAGCATATCCCGATTGGAGAGACCAACTTGATATGTTGTATCAAGATATTAAGTCTGGTAATCTAGCAGATGGTAGTTGGGTTGCTGCTATCGATAAAGTAAAGGAAGCACACCCCAAACCCGAAGGTCCAGAACCCGAACTCTGAATCAAAATCGACTTTTGTTTTCAAAGATCGGGGGAAAAATTCCCGGTAAAAATTTTAGTCTCCAGGGTCGATTGACTGTTGGGGCACATTCAACTATAATAAACTGAAACTAGTACTCAATTATGGCGTATCTGACTTGTTGGCATATGACTAATTTGCCGACTGAAATTGTAGAAATCATAGAAAAAGACGTTCAAACATTTGATGCAGTTGCACAAGACTCCCAGATTATGGGAGAGCAAGTAGATAAAGTAATCCGTAATAGTAAGAACGCTTGGATTCCTACCTCGCACTGGATCGGCGGTTGGTTGTGGTATTACATCGATAAGATTAACAGAGAGAACTTCTGTTATGACTTATATGATATTGATGGTGGTAGTATTCAATATACTCAATATGGTGAAGGACAGTTTTATAACTGGCACCAAGATGCTGATATCGATACTTTCTACAAACCACAATTGGTTCCTAGTTCTGGCACCAATTTGAGTCAAGACCAAGTTACACTGCAAGGTGAGACTGTAAGAAAACTGTCTTTTGCAGTTCAACTCTCTGATCCTAGTGACTACACTGGCGGAGAAGTTCAGTTCCTTGATAATAGTGGCAAGACATACTTTGCACCTAAACAGCGTGGAACTCTGATGGTATTTGACTCACGCACTAAGCACCGTGTTCGTCGTGTTCGCTCTGGTATGCGTAAGAGTCTTGTTGGTTGGGTTGTTGGTCCGAGGTGGAAGTGATGAAAGAGTTTGTATCAACTGGTGGTGTTTATGAAGAGGGATATCAGAAATGTGCTACTCCAACTACCACCAATATGAGTAAGAATGAGTCTTTTGAGAAGAATGGTTATCTTGCTCTTCCAGGACTTATTGCAGATCCTCAAAATCTTTACTGCGACCCTCCACTAGATGAGAATGGTAATCGTCTGACAGGTCAGATGAACTATATCCGTAAGGATAAGTACACTTATATTCCTGATGAGAAGCAGGTGAACGGTTCATTGGCACGATATAATGTGCCGATGTATAAGCAACTTCATTATCTTGTTCGTAAGGAAGTGGAGAAGCGTCTTGGTATGGACTTGCTTCCTACTTACTTCTATGACAGATTCTATTATGTCGGACAACAACTGAAGCGTCATAGTGACCGACCTGCTTGTGAAGTTAGTGTTACTCTTCAAATTAGCACCAACTCTGAGAATCCTTGGCCTATTTGGTTCGAGCGTCCTGATGGTAGTGAGTCTTACGTTCTAATGAAGAATGGGGATGCTGCTGTCTATAAGGGTTGTGAGCGTGAGCACTGGCGTGATCCTCTACAATCCAAATACAGTGGACTGGAAAGAAAGTGGCGTAGTTGGAGTAAGAAAGAAGACGATACTTATCACCATCAAATCTTCCTTCACTATGTAAACTCACAAGGTCCTTTTGTTCATCACGCTAACGACAGATAATGTTGAATCTATTGTTCTATGTGCCTCTCTATTCTTATGAGGTGAAAGAGTGGGATAGAAAGAAAAAAGCACTTCTTTCTAGAATCAATAGAAGTGACTTTGGATATCACGGTCTGAATACCTTTCAGACCGATAGACACACCAAGAAGAACAGATACTCTCTTGACTTTGAGGGTATCTTTTCTGAGGAGTTGGAAGAGTTTAAGAAGGAAGCAAACTTAGAGTATCTCCGAGTAATGGATATTTGGACTCTAAAATATACCAAGAAGACGGAAAACCACTGTCCCCACAATCATCGGTCTATTGGTTACACTGGACTGATGTATCTTGAATATGATGAAAAGGTTCATACACCGACCAAGTTCATTGGACCGTGGAATGACCCAGTATCAGACACAACTAACATTGCATCGATACCAGAACCGAAAGAAGGAGTGATGTATATTTGGCCAAGTGTATTAGTGCATTATGCCGATGCAATGCAGACAAATAAGTTGCGTATGATAACCTCTTGGGATATGGAAGTGCGATAAATAAAAGAAAATAGTCATTATAAATGGCATTTACTAAGATTGTATCTGCTGGTATTGGAACGGTATCTTCAATATCAGTCTCTGGTTCTGCTGGTATCAATACATTATCAGTAACTGGGGAAGCAGGTTTTACAACTACAACATCAATACAAATACCTTCAGGAACTTCAGCAGAGAGACCTGGAACGCCTACTGCAGGTATGATTCGCTATAACAGCGAGAATCAGCAGTTTGAGGGTTATGCAACTGCCTGGGGTGGTTTTGGTGGTGCCTCTGGTAATTCTGGTAATGCAGTGTTTTATGAAAACGATACGAGTGTGAGTTCCTCGTATACGATTACGACAGGGAAGAATGCAATGTCAGCGGGACCTATCACTTTGGACGCAAGTGTTGTAGTCACTATTCCAGCAGGTTCTGTCTGGACCGTAGTATAAGGAGAAAATAAATGCCACTATCTATTGACGGATCTGGTAAAATTAACGGAGTTGACCAAGGACTTAATGTTGTTGGTGTTCTCACTGCATCTTCCATTGATAGTACTATCAATGGTAATGTAACAGGCAATGTAACAGGTAGCATAACAGTAGGAACTGGTGCTACTGTTCATGGAGAAGAAAATACTGTTATATTATCGACTCATAATGATGAGAGACTTCGTATAGTTTCAAGTGGTAACATTGGTATTGGATCTACACAACCAAGAGCAAAACTTGATGTAAGACAATCAAGTAATGATGCGTCAACCGCGTTTTTTTATAATGGTGGTGGAGGTGCTCCATCAACAGTTCACATATGGGAAGATAATAGTTCAAGTGATCATTATGGATTATTTGTTGGTGGAGAAGATCATACAAATCCTGTACTAATAACAAAGTCCAATGCTGTTGGAATTGGAACTTCTGCACCAACTAGAAAGTTTCAAACTTATGATGATAGTAATAGTATAATAAGTGTTCGTGCAGGTAATGATGGATCTAATTCCAATTATGCTCAGATAGAATGGAAAATTGGTGATGAACCTAGTAGTTGGATTTGGAAGTCAAGTCCTCTTTCCACAGGATACGCTGGTGGCAACTCTTGGGTATTTTACAACGCACATAATACATCCACTTCATTTTATACAAATAATGAACGGAGACTAGATATTAGAGGTGATGGTGATGTTGTTATTAATGGTACAGATACGAGCAGAGCAAAACTTGATTTAAGAGCAAATCCAGATCATCCTGCATTTAATATTACATACCCAGACGGATCATTCTGGAGAGATCTTGGAACAGTGGGACCAAACGATAGTGATGGAAACTATCCTAGCGGTGCTGGTTATTTACATGTCAGACTCAGAACTATTTGGAATGATTCTTCTATGACAATGTTCCGTGTTACTGGATATTATGCATATAGTCATTATACAGAATCGTATGTTGGTATGTATCGTTATGGCAGCTCTAGTTATAGATACACTCCATATGGATTGAACATTAATAATCAAGGAAGAGCTACCGTTCATAGTGTGTACAATACAAATGCAGATCCTGGATATCTTGTGATTGTATTGAATGCTGGCACTTATGTTGGGTATCGTATAGAACACTGTGGATCTGGTGGTGAGTATGCTTCATATATGCAACATGACTTAGAAATTATAGATACTAAAAGAACAAGCAGTACATCTGCACAATGGTAATAGGGAGTAAAAAATGATTTCATCCGAGAGATATCAGCAAATACTTGTAGAAGATATTGCAAGAATGAATGTCAATGCAGCAAGATCTTCAGAAGAATCAGGACCAGTTCCTACTTCCGAAGATGATATGAATTGGTTGAGAAGTGAACGAGATAGAAGAATTTCTGAGACTGATTGGACTCAATTGCCCGATGTTCCAGAAGCAACTAAAATTGCATGGCAAACATATAGACAAGAACTGAGAGATGTTCCTCAAAACTATACTAATATGTTAGATGTTGTTTGGCCAACTAAACCTTCCTAGGATAAATATTCAAAAAAGAAGTAGTATAGAATGTCAACTTTACGCACTAATAATTTACAAAATCCGGATTCGGGAGATGTTAATTTACAATTAACTCAAGATGGCGGTGCTGTATTTGTTGGACTTGTAACCACTAATAGTTTAAATGTAAATGGTAATGTAACCATAGGTGGTACAATTACTTATGAGGACGTAACTAATATTGATTCAATTGGTATTATTACTGCTAGAAGTGGTATCATTGGTGACCTAACTGGTAATGTAACGGGAGATATCGTTGGCAATCTTGCAGGAACAACAACGATCGCTGGTATCAGTTCTGAAATCTCTGATACTGCTGTTGATATCTTTGTTTACGATACTTCAAAGGACTCTGATGGTGGTGCTTGGAGAAAGAGAACTCAACACACCTCTTGGTATAATGAGACCTTAAATACTGCAACCAGAGGTAGTAGAAGAGAGTTTCCTGCTGTTGCTGTGATTGTTAGAGAAGCAGGATTTTTAAAAATATATGATGGTGACGATCCAGACTTGCCTATGTGGATGGTTTTTGAGGCAAATAATAATGGCGATACATCATATCTTTTAGAATATTTCACAACTGGAGGAACATCTGTTACTGCGTTAAATGGGATAATAACTAGTGGTCATAACTCTAATGGTGCCACTACTATTAACTTTATAAATGAAAAATCTGTAAGATATAGGGTGACAGGTGCATCTGGAACATATGATATATTAGAAACAATTGCAGATAGAAATACTCTCGCATCTATTACATTTGAACCGTATTCAAGTACAATAGGACTAGTAAATTCCGCAGTAAACGACGTAGCAATGACCGTGCTACCAAACGCACCCATTGACGATGCTACTGGACTTCCAATCCCCACTATTGCCGTTGCGACTGATCGTGGTGTGAGTATTATTAAGGATGATGATGTTGTTGTTGACCTTGAGCATGATGGTGGAACTCACGAAACTTGTAGAAATGTTGCATTTTCTGAGGATAACACCAAAGTATTATTCGAGTCTGATGTAAATGACGATAATACTTTTAGAAGGAGAGTTATCGTAGAAGATATTCCTGCAGGTGATACAACATTCACGGTAATTCAAAATGATTCATATCAGACTACAACTGGTGGATATGATAATGGAAGACCTAGAATATTGGGTGGTAACACTAGTTCTACTGGAATTAATGAAGTTTTACCGCAAGCAATTGCCAGCGGTGAGGGAATAACATTCTTAGATAATGAACTTGATGATATTTTGAGTAGTAGAGTTGCTTATGCCACCACCTCTTACAACACAGGATGGATGCACGGAGCAATCAAAGGTGCTTTCCTGTCTGATACTGATACTACTGATAAGACAAACGGACAGACAGACCCAGACCGTTCAGTAAATAATAACTCACTTACTGTTTATGGGACAATCACCAAGAGTGCCGTTGCCACTGGTGCCGAACTGGTTGCATATAGTAATTGGAGTACAAGTAATTATTTGGAACAACCATACAATTCCGATTTAAACTTTGGAACCAGTGACTTCTGTATTATGTGTTGGGTTAAAGTGACATCATATAGTAATATTCAAGTTTTACTTTCTCAATGGAATGGAACAGATGATACTGGAAATAGATTTGCGATGTATATTCTTGCTACTACAGGAAATTTTTCTTTTTATCAACAAAATGGTGCCTCAACCACAAATACAAATAACGGACCAGTAATTCCACAAAATGTCTGGACTCATTTGACAATGATTAGAAAAAGTACTGGAATTAGTTTTTTTGTAAATGGTGAGGAAACTTTCATTTCAGCAACATCAAGAGACCTTTCACATAGTAGTAATATATTAAATGTTGGTATAGATTATAATTATGCATCTCCTTCTAGTAATACATCCATGAGTTTATTGAGACTATCAGCATCAGCACCTTCCGCCGAACAAATCAAAAAAATCTATGAGGACGAGAAGTTCTTATTCCAAGAGAACGCTGCTTGTACCCTTTACGGTTCCTCTGATGCTGTAACAGCACTTGCTTATGATGAAGTAACCGAAAGACTTCATGTTGGAACTTCAAGTGGTCGTTCAGAATTCCAAGGACTACGTAGAATAAATAATACAACCACAGCAGTCACCACTGCGATTTCTGCGTATGATAGTTTTGTAGTGGAGCAATAATCAATGACAGTCAGAGCAAATAAACCAGCATTTAATATAAGAGAAAAGTTAAAGGAACTTGATTACTCTCACGTTCCTTATGATAAGATGCCATTAGGTTCTTGCATTGGTTCTGCTTTCTATCATAGTTCAAATACTGGTGTTGATAATTATACTATCGATGTTGGAAACTCTAATAATGGATATGTAATAGATCCTACATTTACATATTATAAGAGAGATCCAAATAGTATTTTGTATGTTGAATTTCAATTTAGTATTGGAGATCCAGAAGGATATTGGAGAGAAAACATACTTTTTGACCACACACAAGAAAATGCGTATACCGTTGATACCATTATTACTAATGGTGGTGCTGATGCTCAAGCAAATTCTTCTGATAATAGTTTAGTGGAATCACAAAAAGCGGTTGGCGTTATTTCTGGATATGTTGTGGGTGCAAATGCTTCAAGTGGAGTGACCTCTGGTGATAATCACTACATAGCTAGAAATCGCAGTGGTTTTATTCACCATTCAAGTAATTTTGTAAGTATATGTATGACTATTGGTACTGACAGTGGTAACACTCTTCTTATAAGAGATGACCGTTATTATTCACCAAAAGCATATGTTATGGAGTTCCTACAATGAATTATTACAGTAAAGCATTAAAACAATTAGCACCCGATGGAGTTGGGTGGGTAGTCAAAGGACAAAATCATAAGTGGTTGACCGAAGTTTCTGATGATATAATTTTACCAACCGAAGAAGAAATCGTCCAGAAGGTTGCCGAACTAGAATATCAAGAAGAAGTCAACGAGTATCAGAGACAACGTGCTGCTGAATACCCTTCTTATGCTGACCAGTTTGACCAAATCTATCACGAAGGTGTAGATGCCTGGAAGGCAACCGTCCAAGCAGTCAAAGATAAGTATCCAAAGCAAGTGATGGAACCCGAAGTTCTTGAAGAAAGAAAGAGGCTGGCATTGGCAGATTTAGAAGCAAGTAGGGAATCGTAAACCTAAATATCTAAAAAGTATTATATAAGATGTCCAAGATTAAACTGACAGGCGAGAATAGTGGATATGTAGAAATTTCTGCTGGACAGAATGCAGGAAATAATACGCTTGAACTGCCTACTAGTGGAACAAAAGTCGTTGCGTCTGATGATAGCGGAAACGTAGATAATCTTGGCATTGTAACTGCTACGACTTTTAGTGGTAATATAACTGGCAATGTAACAGGTGATGTAACATTAGCGACTGGTGCGACGATAAGTGGATCTACGAATACCATTACCGCATTAACGAATGGTAGTGAGAGAGTTAGAATAGATTCAAGTGGCAATGTCGGCATCGGGACCACCAATCCAGCGACAAAACTTGAAGTTTACAGTGGTAAAATCCGAGCAGGAACGGACCAGGCAACTAATGGTACTACTATTATTGAAGGACATTATAGTGAGGCAGGGGATGTACTGAATATTCTCGGATCTCATTATTCCAATGGTGCAACAATCCTTAGTTATGGAATGCGTCCCAAAACTGGTTCTAGTGGATACGTATCAAGTTTTGGCAACTTCAGTAGTGGAAGAGTTGCACTTGAAATGTGGGGAAATGGGGCACAAATTGTAACCGCACCAGCACAACAGACTGCAATTGGTAGTGATGTAACTAGTGTTGCTGGTGCCGTAATGGTCAGGAACAATGGTGACGTGACAATGCGTGGCACCGATTCCCAATATATTGAGATGGCATCATTTAGAACAACTAATGGAAATACCGCAGATACTGGTCTTGTAGCCCTAAATGGTGGTGATTTAGATTTCACACCAATTCAAAATACTAATGATTCTGTTATCGTCCACTCTACAGTAACAAATCCAAGTAGGATTACTTTTTCAGTCGCTGGTGTAGTTCATTTAAATTATCATCAAGACATTAAAACTGGTAATGCAACTACGTCAGCACATTATGAACATATCAAAGTTAAATTAAATGGTAGTAATGCAAATAGAAATGCTTTGATAACATCTACAAGTGGTTTTTGGGACTCGATTATTGGAACTGCAACAATTGAAGTTGCTGCCAATGATTATATTGAATTGGAACTCTCGACAAACACCAGTATTGTGAGTTGGGATGATTCTGGATGGAGTTCTTATAATTTCATATTCGCACCTATTAATACTAATCGTTAATAAATACCTAAAAAAATTACTATGGATTATACTATCACTTTAACAGAAGCACAACGCAAGGCAATGGAGTACGTTGCTGTTGATGTTGATACTTGGATTACTAATGCTGCCGAAGTTAGAGCAAATACTGCGATTGATAAAATTTGCTCCATCTATACAACATATAAGTTAGATCGTAATGAACCCATTACTGCTGTTGGTAAAGCAGCAATGGTAGATGCTGCATATGCTGAGGGTGTAATTCAAACTGTTGCTCAAAGAAACGCTGGTATTTCAACAGCAGCTGGTTCCTGATAAATAACTAAAAACCCCTATAATGTCATATCTCGGCAATCAACCAGCAACAGGTGAAAATAATTCTTTTAGGATATTAGATGACATCACGTCATACACTCTGACGTTTGATGGTTCATCAACATCTGTTGTATCTGTTGCTGATGATACGATTACATATAACGACAATCGTTTCATTCAAGGTCAGCGAGTGACCTACAATGACGGTGGTGGGACAGCGATTGGTGGACTTTCCAATGGTGTTTATTATGTCATAAAAAATGATAAGAATACCATTAAACTTGCAGCATCAGCGTCTGATGCAGTTAATAACATTGCAGTACCAATCAGTGGTCTTGGTGTCGGTACCTCACATACACTGAATGTTGCATTTGATGGGGTAAACACTAGATTTACTGCATCATATAATGGTGGCACCAAGGCACAGATGACAAGAGCAGCACAACTGCAATTGTCTATCAATGGTGTGATTCAGCAACCACAGGACACAACAACTCCTGCAAATGGATTTGGTATTGATTTAGGTTCTGTCATTGTATTTTCTGTTGCACCAACATCAACTGATATATTCTGGGGAAATCTTGTAGCAAATAACTTCCCAACATTTGATATTGCCGATAATGATGTTGACAGTTTTACTGGTGACGGAACTACAACAGACTTCACACTATCCAAAATTCCTGTCAACAGTCAAAATATTCTTGTAACTATTGATGGTGTTGTTCAATATCCATCAGATAATCAAAATATAAGAGCGTATGATCTAAGTTCTAACGTATTAGGATTTACTGCTGCTCCTCCAAATAATTCTAATATTCAAGTCAGACATATTGGATTTGCGGGTGCAACTACTAGTGAGGTCACTGGATTCTACGGAAGAACTGGTAATGTTGTCATCACAGATACTGATCCAGTTGTTGCTATTCAGTCCGGTGGTGTTGCTATTGGAACTGTAAGAACTTTAAACTTTGTTGGTTTAGGTAACAGCATATTACTTAATGGTAATACAGTTGATATTCAAATTTCTGCTGTTGGTGCAGGAGGAACTTGGGGTTCCAACTCTGTTGGAGTTCACACAACGAAGTCTGCTGGTATTAATACGACTGATATTGGTGATGCAATCACTGGTATTGGAAATTCTTTCCAAGGAGTATATGTTTCTAACGGAATGATGTTAATGGATAATACTCTAAATGGAAATCATTATATTGGAACAGCATTCAATGGTCTGATGGCAGGACCTGTTAATATCGCTGGTGTTCTGACTGTTGATGGACATTATGTAGTTGTTTAATAAATACTTGAACGGAGGAAACTCATAAATGACAGTCATTAATCCCAATAGTATTGCAGGAATTGCCAGTGTATCCTCGCAGGGTTCCACTCTTGCAATCTATGCAAATAACGTACAGTTTTCTGGTAGCATTGGTGTTGCTGGTACGGTCACTTATGATGATGTAACCAATGTAGATTCTATTGGGGTTATTACTGCCAGAACAGGAATCAATTTAACTGGTGCTGGTAGTTCATTAGGAATTAGAACAGACTCCCCTAAGGTCTGTCTAGATGCCTCACAGGCAACTGATGCTTTTGCACTACCAAAAGGCACTACGGTACAAAGACCAGCATCACCAGATAGTGGTTATATGAGGTGGAATGATACTTCTGGTTCTCTTGAAGTATATAATGGAAGTAACTGGATTGAAATAGTTTCAGAATACTTTCCAGAAGGTTCAGGTATTTTTGGTTAAGGTAATAAAAAATGGCAAACGAATATTTAAAGAGAACTCCTACAAGTAGTGGCAATAGAAAGGTTTTTACTTGGGCAGGTTGGGTAAAAAGAAATCAAATTTCCAGTGACAGTTTTATTTTTTCTGCAGGAAGTTTAGCAAGTAATTGGGGAGGTATACACTTAAATTCAACTCGTGGTGTTGGTTTATTAGATATTGTTTCATCAACTCAACTTCAAGTGCAAACTTCGGAAGCAAGGAGAGATGCATCTTCTTGGTTGAATATTGTAGTTTCTGTAGATACTACTAAAGAAACTAGTGAAAATAGAGTAAAAATGTATGTTAATGGCATAAACCTTACTAGTTTTCAATCATACACTGTTACTCAAAATTATAATACTTGGGTTAATAGTTTAACAATGCATGGAGTTGGAAGACTATTTGATGGAGCAACTACTTTTGCTACTGAAAGCGAAATGTTTGATGTCTTTTTCGTAGACGGTCAAGCACTCACACCAGATGTGTTTGGATATCATAAAGATGGTGCTGGATACATCTCTGCTGGTTCTGCAGAAGCAACTAGTTTTAAAAGAGGACAGTGGGTTCCAAAGAAACCATCATCAATTAAAGCAGCAATTAATGCCGAAGGTGGATTTGGTGTCAATGGTTTCTATCTTCCCATCAATGATGCATCAAATATGGGAGCAGATTTCCATTGCGAACCTAACAGCATCATTACATTAAAAGGTGAAAATAATCCACAACCACGCAACGGTGCTCCTGAAACTACCGATGCTTATGTAAGTCAGTTGAGAACAGACCCTTATGCTGCTAACCTAGTTCTTGCGGTTCCTGGTATTGCACTAGAAAACACTAATACAGAACTCGTTACGAACGGAACATTTGATACTGATATTAGCAGTTGGAATAGCGTTCAGTATGGCACTGGCACAATAACCTGGAGAGACGGTACACTTGTACTTGGTGGTCAGGATGGAACTTCAGCAAACTATGCAGATTTACATCAACAAGTTACTGGACTGACTATTGGAACTAGATATTATTTCTCATTTGAAACTAGTCGTTTAGGTTATCTTTGCAGACTAGGAACTACTGGAAAATATTCTCAAGATGTTTTTGGTATAGAACCAGGAACTGAATATAAATTTGATTTTGAATTTGAGGCAACGGCAACAACTCTTGATATTACTTTCCATTCAAGAAATAATTCTGGAGAAGTATATTTTGATAATATCTCTCTTAAAGAAGCAATTCCAGTAAGAGACTACTCTGCCGACATCAAAGGTAGTGGAAGTAATAAAACACCCACATTATCTGGTAGTTCTGGTGTAGGTTATGAACTTGGTGGATACTATGGAAGTGCATATACTAGCAGTTCTAACAATGATTATCTAGAATTTCCAGGAACTTCTGGTGATTTTAATGTTGGGACTGGAGATTTTACTATAGAGATGTGGTTAAATCCAGATTCAACTCAAACAACAAATGCCAGAATTTTTGGGCAGGATGCAAATAGTGCTGGAAATTGGGATGTTTATATCAACGGCACATCAGCATCAAATCAAATTTATATGATGGGTGGTGGCGTGAGTCTTACTGGAGGTAGTGGTAGTTCATATGGAAATTTAGTTGGTGAACAATGGAATCATTTTTGTTTAGAAAGATATAATGGACAACTGACAACTTATATGAATGGGGTTGCAGTTTATACTCAAACATACACTTCTTCTATTGGTGATAGTAATCCGTTTAGGATTGCACAAATTGGTTCTAATGCTTATGGTGGTGTTGGATATGGTTTTAATGGTGATATACAAGACTTCCGTTTCTACAAAGGTGTAGCAAAATACAAAGGTGGTTTTGATGTTCCTAAACCTTATACACCAGTGGGTTTTGAGAGTTGGAGAGCAGTGCCTGATTGTACTGCGAATAACTTTGCGACTTTAAATCCTTTAATACCATCTCCAGATACTTTAACAAACGGAAATCTTACCGTTGCTGGCGGAGCAGGTAAGTTTTCGCAAGGAACTATAGGAATATCTTCATCAGTGGGAGGTAAATGGTATTTTGAATTCAATCCAAGCAACGTAGGTGGTTCAAGAGCAGGTGCTGTTGGTTGGGCAGCAACTTCGTATGATATTACAGTCAGTGGGTATTTTAGTTACAGGAATAGTGGAACTTATTATCCACCAAATACTGCATATGGAGACAGTTGGACCATCGGTGATACTGTTGGTATCGCATTAGATGTGGATAATGGAAGAATATTTGCAAGTAAAAATGGAGTATGGCAAAATTCTGGTGACCCTGTTGCTGGGACAAATCCAATGGCATCTAATATTTTTAGTGGTCTTACTAATAGTGTTTTAGTTCCTCTTGTTGAGGGGTATGGAAGTGGTGGTCCAGCAGGCAGTTTTAACTTCGGTCAAAATCCAACATTCTCTGGAAACACCACAGCAGGAACCTACACAGACTCCAACGGCAAAGGACTCTTTAAGTATCAACCTCCAAGTGGTTTTCTAGCATTGTGTGAGGACAACTTACCAACTCCTGCGATTAAGAATCCTGGTGAGTATTTTAAGGGTGTGCTTTATACTGGAAGTCAGACTCCAAGAAGCATTCAAGGTCTCGGATTTAAACCAGATTTAGTTTGGATAAAAGTTAGAAGTGAAGGTGGAAGCCATGTATTATTTGATAGTGTAAGAGGACCTGCTTTACAGATAAAAACAAACAGTCCTGATGCTGAATATACTGATACAGTTAATCTTACTAGTTTTGATGATGATGGGTTCTCACTGGGTTCTGGATACACTAGTGTTGGAACTAATGGAAGTGGAAGAACTTATGTAGCTTGGTGTTGGAGAGCAGGAGCAGGCACCACATCAACAAACACAGATGGTTCAATTCAATCTGTGGTGAGTGCGAATCAGACTGCTGGGTTTAGTATTGTGTCTTATACTGGTGATGGAAACGCAGGTGCCACTTTCGGTCACGGACTCGGAAAAACTCCAGGATTTATTATTGTAAAGAGAAGAGACAGTGCTTCACAATGGAATGTTTGGACATCATCACTAACAAATAATCAAGCATTGTATCTGAATCTCACAAATAGTATTCAGAGCAGTACTACATTTTGGAATGATACAGACCCAAACTCTTCTGTTATTACATTAGGAACTGATAGAAATGTCCTTAATGGAACTTATATCGCATACTGTTGGGCAGAAATAGAAGGCTTCAGTAAGTTCGGAAGTTATGTGGGTAATGCAAGTACTGATGGTCCTTTTGTGTATTGTGGATTTAAACCGGCACTAGTAATGATTAAATCATCAACTGTTGCTACTAATTGGTATATTTTTGATAATTCAAGAAAACCCACAAATCCAATTACTGGTGTTTTATTCTCTAATACATCAGATGTAGAAACTTTTAATGCTCATGATATTGATTTTCTTTCTAATGGATTTAAAGTAAGGCAAGCATCGGGGTATGGTGGAAATAATAATGGGGCTACTTACATCTTCGCTGCTTTCGCAGAGTCTCCATTCCAGACTGCAAATGCCAAGTAATAAAGATTAGCCCCTCTCTTCAACCCTAACAAAGGTATTCTACTCATAATAGAGACTCTTGTCAAGTATCATAAATACCTAAAAAACCATAATGGCTAGTCAACTTCGTGTAGATCAAATACTACCAACTATTGGTGTGAATATTGGTATTGGCACTGCTGGTGGAAATATAGTTGTTGGTGGTGCCAGTACCGATGTGGTAGTAAATGGTTCTGCTCACATTACGGGAAATGTTCAAGGAGGAACTGCTTCATTTACAAATATTTCTGCTGGTGTCAATAATGGATTCCACGTTGATGGTGGAGCACCTGCATCATCATTAATGGTTAATAATCTTGGCAATACTGTTGTTGGATCTGGTCATTCTCTTTATCTTACCAACGGAAACCTAGTATTCTCAACATCAGGAACTGGTATTGACTTCTCTGCGACTGCTGACGCCACTGGAAAAACTTCTGAACTCCTGGATGATTACGAGGAAGGGACTTGGACCCCTACTTCAGAAACTGGAACTATTGACTATACTAGTGCTAAGTATACTAAAATTGGAAATATTGTTCATTTAAATGTTTACATTGATGGTTGGTCTAATATTACGTCCGATGCTGTGGTTCAAATTCAATCATTACCTTATGCTGGCGAAAATACAGATGCTAATGTTGGCAGTGTGATGTACAGATATATTAATGATACTGACGGTATTGGAGGAGATTTGGCTCTCTTTATGGCGAATGGTAATAGTTTAAGATTTTATTTTCAAAATTCTGTTGGAGACAGTAATTATGCTGCCTTGAAACATAAAGATATTAATGGGGATACTTCAAGTTTTCGTATTCAAATGACTTACAGAGCAGCATAATAAATACCTACGCCTAAACCTGTTTAGTTCGGAGGATTATCCTAATGGCACTTACTGAAAGATGCGAAAACGACAAGATTGAAGTTGTCGGACAATACAAAGCAGTCCAAGTTCGCTGTGCGACTGTGATTGAAAGAGATGGTGTAGAAGTCACCCGTTCATTCCACCGTCACGTTCTTCATCCTGGTACTCTTGGAGAAGGTAATGTTCTGGTAGATACTGACCTTTCTGGTGAAGATGCGGACGTGCAAGCAATCTGCACTGCTGCCTGGACAGATGCAGTCAAAGAAGCGTGGAGACAGAAGTTAGTTGCTGACGCTGAAGCAACACCATAAATACCTAAAAAAACTCCTATGAGTATTCTGAACGTCAACCAAATACAACCAGTAGGTGGTGGTCAGACTATAACTGTAACTGCTCAGCAGACTACGGTTAAAGATCTAACTGCCGACTCGGTTAATATCAAAGGGGGTAGTGCCAACTTCACTGGAAATGTTGGCGTTCATACCAATAGTACTAGCAGTAGTACTCTCACAGGAGTTGGTAATTCTTTTGTTGGAATGTATATCGGTGATGGGTTCTTAGCATTTAATCCAACATTGGATAACCCAAATGGTTATTATATTTCAGCAAGTATCAATGCGTTAAATGCTGGACCAGTCACTCTTGGTTCTACTATGACGCTTGACGGTACTTGGGTTATCGTATAAGGAGGTAATATGGGAACTCTTAACTTCGCAGGTGGTGCTTCTTTTTCTGGCATAGGAAACAATAATATTTTCACAAGTGGAAATTTAATAAAATCTTCACACCCAGCATTTTCTGTTTATCGTTCTGGTAATCAAGATATAGCACATAATTCCAGAACAAAAGTTCAATGGAATGTAGAAGTTTTTGATGTTGGTGGAAACTTTGATAGTACAACAAATTTTAGATTTACAGCACCAGTTGCTGGAAAATATCTTTTTATGGGGCACTTATACATTTACAGTGTGTATCAGGCGGAAGCATTTATCTATAAAAATGGATCCGAATACAAAAGGTTTTCTGGACCATTAGGAAGTGGAGGGAATGATAATCCAAATGGTATAGATTTTATGGATATTGTACATCTTGATGTGAGTGAATATGTAGAAATTTATGGATATCAATCTAGAAGTGGAGATACTGCAACTCAAAGCATATATGGTGGCGTCATCAAAGAAACATCATTTGTCGGTTACTTTTTAGGATAAATAAACACATATAACATATTACTATGAAATACGATATTCCATCAGCACTACAAAAACTCACACCAGGAGCAGAATGGGTTCTGCGTGGTGGTGAGTATTCTGGTTTGGAGTGGATTAGAGGAAACGGATACGAGAAACCAACCGAAGAAGAAATTACCGCAAAGATTGCCGAACTGGAAGCAGAAGAACCAGTAAGACTTCTACGTATTGAGAGAGACAAGAGACTCGCAGCAACTGACTGGAAAGTTGTAAAGGCAAAGGAGACTGGTACAAACCTTTCTGCCGACTTCAAGGCATACCGTCAGGCACTTCGTGACCTTCCTTCTACGGCGACTCCTACGCTGAATGAGATGGGAGACCTTGACCTTTCTTCTGTTACTTGGCCCACCGAACCTGCTTGATAAATGGCTTCTGAATTAAGAGTAGATAGAATTATTCCTGTTAATGGTGTCCCTACTGGTGGTGGGGGTGGTATTATACAGGTAAAATCCACAAACTTTAATACTGAACTAGTATATGGAAGTGCTGATGGAACTGGACAATCCTTGACTAGTGGATTTAGTGTTATTCCATCAGAGTCTTATGTAAATATAACATCAATAGGAACAAACTCTAAATTTTTAGTAATATTTTCCGGTAATATTTCTGCAAGCAATGATGCTGTTTATGGTGACTGTATCTCTGGATTTGGAATTGTTGTGGATCCAGCTGGAGGAACATCTTGGTCTAGGATAGGATCTGGTGGAAATAATACATATCCAAACAATGTTAAATTCTTTTTTAGTAGATTTGATGCTGGCGCTGCTGGAAATGATGCTTTTCATAAAATGCCTTTGAGTGGAAATTTTCTTTATTCATCTTCCGTTGCATCAGGTACAATAATGAGATTTGCAATTGAGTATTTTCATTATGATGATAATAACCATAACACGCTTTATGTTAATAGGAGTAGTAATAGTTATACAACTGCTTCCAGCCCTGATAATAGTAGAGTATACGCAGGCGGTAATGCAACATCTATAACAGTTATGGAGATATCAGGATAATGTCAGAATTAAGAACAAATAGAATTATTCCAAGAGACGGACTGCCTGCTGGTGCGAGTGGTGGTATTATTCAGATTGTACAATCAAACTATTCAGTATCAACTGCAATTAGTGCAAACACTGATTATACCGATACTGGATTAACTGGAACAATCACTCCAACAAGAAGTGATAGTAAAATTCTTATAATAGTATCACAACAAGGGCACGTTTATAGAACTACAGCATCTAACCGTTGGGCTAATATAAGAATTGTTCGTGGATCCACTGAAATTTTTGAATGTAAACAAGCAATAGGTGGAAGAGGTGCTATTTCTGGAGATGCTTCCGACGTTGCTTCTGTAATATTACAAACATTAGATTCTCCAAATACAACTAGTGCAGTCACATATCACATTGAAGCACGAATTAATGATAATAACAATGCAAACTATACTGCTCAGGTAAGTGAAGGAACTTCTACTATGACTCTTATGGAAGTCTCTGGTTAAAGCTAAATCCCATCTTTAAAAGCAACAAACCTAGTCTACTTGTAATTCAGAGGTATGTCAAGCCTTGACTTATAAGTAGATTTGTTTTATGATAATTTCTATCTAACTATTTTCTATGAAATTTTTAGTATATTCAAAAACAGGATGTCCTTATTGCACTAAGGTAATGACAGTCTTGGAAATGACTGGTAAGAAATTTGTTGAGTATAAACTTGACAGAGACTTTACACGGCAAGAGTTTTATGATACATTTGGGGAGGGTTCTACATTCCCACAAGTTTTATGTGATGATAAAAAGATAGGAGGATGCGTTGACACCATTCAGTTTCTCAGAGAAGAAAAAGTTATCTAATCAACACATAAATAAAATCAGTACCCGTGAAGTAAATCGCGGGGTTGACATTATTCTTAATGGAGGTAAGAAGAAGCAATCAAAACCATTTCACATTGTCTTTGAAAAGATGGTTTGCTTCTTTAAGAGGGAAGTAACTATCTATTTCGAGTTTTCCTTAAACACAAGGAAGAAAAGTTAGTTTCCCCCGAGGTAGAAAAATGTTAGCAGCAGGTTTAGTATTT